TGCTCCGAGTTGGTGCCACGGAGCGCCGAGAACTTCGCCGCGTAAGCGGGCGAAAGCGCGATGTCGCGGGGAACGAACCCATCCGCAAGAATGAGGTCATCCGCAGCGTCAAGGCTGACGTACGGCTTGTTGGCCGCCACATACTCAACAAGGTTGGTCGTGTCCGTGAGTCCACCGTTCATGGCAGCAACAACAGCACCACCAGTCGGGTTGATCTCGTGGAAGACACCGAAGTCGAGTGCGCGTGAAAGCGCCGGCTGAATGAGGTCAAGGATCTCGTCGACAACCTCGAGCTGGCGGTCCTCGTTCGCCCACAGAACTTCCTGGTTGAAGCGAAGAGTCTTGTGGAACTTGAACGGCTTGATGGCCTTCGACGTCGGAGTTACCGTCGAGGCACCCTTCTGCCCGCCCTCAGCGACATACTCTGCCTCACCGATGTCGAACGTCCACGACTCACCTTCACCGAAGGTCATCGGGGTCTGTGCGGAAAGGCTTGCTACAGCCGAACCGTTCTGGATAGCGCCCAGCCAAGGGGCAATTTTCTGCTTAGGGATCGAGAGTGATCCAGTTGCGAGAGCAACCATGATTGTGCCTTTCGGTTATTCGGTGCGACGGAACAGCCCGCTAGTGAACTCGCGAAGTTCTGCGTCCGTGCCACCAGATGATTTCGTCTCGCCCTCCTTGGGCGCGACGTTGCCTTGCTTCTTGCGGTCTGCCTCACGCACTGCAAGGCGCTGGGCCTGGATCGTGAGTGTGGCTTCGTCGGAACCGGTGAGGAACAGGTCAGCATCGGACGGTTCGCCCGCTTTCGCAGGCTTCGTGCTGATACCAAAATCGGCTGCGATGCGAGTACGGAGTGCCTGCGCCTTGCTTGTGGCAAGTTCGCTTTCGAGAGCGCCGAAGCGTTCCTCGAGGGTCTTCGCGCCATCTGCTTTCGTCTTCAGTTCGTCGTAGTCTCCGAACTTGTTCTTGGCCTGCTGTGCCAGCCTTTCCCTCACGATGCGTTCTACGTCCGCGCCGGTGAAGGTCTGCTCCTGCTGCTTCTGCTCACCCTCTGTGGTCTTTTCGCCCTCAGTGGTGGTAGCTGCGTCTGTCATTGGTTCCATCCGTTTCCGTGCCGTCGCACATCAAGACCGGCCTTGAAACGTGGCCGTAACGTTCTCCCCAAGTGCGGGAAAGTTTTTGGGCAATAAAAAAGCCCCGGTGAAGGGGCTAAGAGAAGTTGTCGGCCAAATACTGTTTCAGGTTGGCTTTCTGCGCTGGCGTTTGCGACCTACGAGAAGCCGTGTACTGCACCACAGACGCCTCAACAGTGTCATCCGTGGAGAACACCGGTTGAGCCACACAATGACACGCAGGATGAGCGGCAAACGTCACCGACGTCTGCCGGTACACGGCACCACGAGCAGCCAACATTCGACAAAACGAACACGCACCACCACGAGCAATACGCCGCCAACCAGCAGCCGCAGGATCACGCCGCCGATTCGCCAACGTCGTATCCCGATTCGGACGCGCAACCTCAAACTGGATAACCTCAGCCAGGCGAGAACCCACAAGCAACCGGTTCGGTTCAACTAGAAACAAAGGCTCAGAAGCCCACGCAATCGCACGGCGAACCTTCACCGTCCGATCAAGCACCACAGCCTCAGCCGTGAACGACGAACGCACCTTCGCGAGCTCACGTTCTTCCTCATACGTGTCAGCCGCAAGAGTTGCCGACGCATTCGCGTAATAGTCAATCTCCGCAGGGATACTCTCGAGCAGCGCACCACGAACGACCTCAGGCTTACCGCCGAACCGATCGAACAACGCAGTCGAAGACTCAACCGCCGTAGCCGTCAACCGCTGAAGAACCGCCCGAGACTCAACCGACGTTGGCATTAGGAACCACAGGTGCCGGAGTCAGCGCCTCAAGAACCACACGCCCCGACGCCTTACGCTCAGCCTGAGCCTTCTGCGAAAGAGCGCGCTCAATCTGCTGCGCATCAAGACCCAGCAACTCAAGACCAATCTCCGTCTCAGCAAGCCACGGAACAGCCCCCAACTGCTTAGCCCCAGCATCAGCCGCAGAAGCACGCGACGTGAACTGAGCCTTACGCCACTTCGTATCTATCGAAGCCCACTCCTTCGGGATCTCCTCAAGACCATTCTGGATAGCAAGCGCACGAGTCACCGCACGACGGACACTGATAGACCAGTCATCCATCGCACCCTCAGCCTCAGCAATCAGATTCTCCCGAGCCTCAGAATACGAACCCTCAGACGTCGGATTGGCCATATCCGTGAGCGCAAAATCGGCATCAGAAAGATCAAACTCACGAGCCGTCAACTTCGCCAACGCATTCATCTGCGCCAAATGCGCCTCAGGCGACTCCGCCTTGAACTGCTTCACATCAGCGCGCGGGTTTACCGAATCATCATCATCCGGAATACCGAAAACGCGACCCAAAGCAACCTGCCACGACGCCTTCTGCGAACCATCCGCATTCTTGAAAATCGACTCATCCGCACCCAACATCACAAGCTGAGGAATCGAATAGATATCCATATGGCCCTCCATGCGCACCAACGCACGCACAGCAGCATCCTGCAGGCCAATAGTTGCCCGCGTCATACGCGAACGACCCATACGGCGAGAAGCACGAGGACGATACACCATAGGATCGGCCGGCACATGCCACGGATGCTCAGAACGCGAAACCTGCCACGCACCATCAACAAAATCCGCGTTGATCGTCAGACCATCCAGGTACAAAACAAAACCAGTGATCTTGTTGTCGCTCCGGGACGTCACCGAAAGCAGATTATCCAGGCGGCGCTTCCGGTTATTCCACGAACCAGTAGCGTTCGTGCCATCCTTCGCATGAAGCAAAGCCCTAGGCTCATCATCCGAAACGTCGCCCTGAGTAGTCACCAGATACGACACACCATGAATCAGCGAATCCGTTCGGGCGCTAGAAATCTCCGACAACAGAAAATTGCTGTCTGTAAGTTCCTGCATCCCCAACGCGGCCAGATCCCCACCCGACCACACCATCTGCTCAAGATTGCAACGACGAGCAAGCCCATCAACACCCTTAGCGTTCCAGCCAAGAATCAAACCAAGACGCTTATACTGCGGCGGAATAACAGTCCCCACCTGCCGAATAGCACGCTTACCGTCATAAATAGACGACCGCAACAGGTTCCGCTTCTGCTTCTCCGCCAACTGCGCAACAAGAAGATTCAACGTCACAGTCTCATCATCAGAGAAACCCGGAATAGTCAGCGACTCACTCAAAGCACCACCGCCGTCCTATTGCTTGTACGCCTCTGAGGACGAATAACATTGTCATTTTGTGCACCCCACAGGGCCAAAGTCTCAGCCACCACAGGCGAAATATTCGACGTCGCATCCTTACGATTCCACGCCCACGCACCCTGCAACGGCCGCTTCGTAGCAACCGACAAAGCCACATTCACCTGCGGCTGATCCGTATGAAACACCGAACCGTCATAGATACCGTCGTAAAACTTCGCACACGCGATCGCCATATCCCGGCCCTCAGACGCAGCCAACGTGACCTCAATATCGGTACCGATCAGATAATTGCGATCGCGGCGCTTCTCCGTCAAACCAGAGAGCTCATCAACCACCACAGCATGCAAACGATTCTTAGCCGCACGAGCAACAACCCACGGAATAGCCCAATCCACCCCGCCGCGCTCCTCATCAAGCTCAGCATGCCAACGACCATCAGCACGCTTACCCGCAAGACCAACCGCAGCAGACTTCCGACCAGGCGGAACCTCAATAGAAAGCGTCAAACGCTCCACTGCCATAGACGCCGCATCGCCACGCAACTTCCACGTCGCCTCATCAATAACCCGACTCGAGTTCGTCGGATCCCAAATGCCGCGGCCCTCACGATTCCACGAGTCATCATCGGAAAGGTTCTCGCGCAAACGCTCAATAGACTCGGGTGGAGTTCGCCTCGGGTATGAAGGATTCATCAACGGATACTGCGCCGGATCATCCGGCTCGGAATCGGGGTCAGCCCCAATCTCGAGCCAGATCGCATTCTTCGCCTTGCCCTCTAGGGCCTTCGAGCGACGATTCTCAAACGCCTCCGACTTATCACCCGGACGCGGCGGTGTGCCCATAAAGAACAGCAACGCACCATGCGGGTGACGCGCCTGGTTGGTGGCCGCAACCATGTCCTCAAGCGCCTTCGTGTCTAGAATCTGCGCCTCATCGAAAACCTCAGCGTCGATGACATCAAAGCCACGACCGAAACCCTGCGAGCGTGCGCCAAACATGATCATCGAACCGTTGACGAACTCAACCTGACCCTCACCGTGAGAAGTGCGCACGGTTCGAACGTGGGGCGCGATCTTCTTCCGGCGCGTCATACCTCGAGCAGTCGCCAACGTCTTGTTGGTCGTAGCGAGGTGATGTGAAGTCCAGATGACCTGAAAACCGGGAAACAGGATGCAGAGAATGATCAGCAGGGCCAGAACGAAATACGTCTTACCCACCTGGCGCGGGATAGAGAACCCGATACCGCCGACAGTCGCGACATACTTACCGTTAGCGCCATAACCGAGACAGACCGTCCCCAGCTGCTTCTGCCACCAATCAAAACCCAGACCAAGCTCGAGACCCTTAGCCTCAACCCGCGTCCAAACCGTCTTCTCAATACCCTTCGGAAACACAAACTTCCGAGCGAACTCAGACAGCCGAGGCGTCGAACTTGCCATCTGAGACTTCGACATTCTCGCCAGCCTCCTGCGTATCACGGGCATCGATCGCCTCGATATCACGCACCGTCTCCATGAGACGTTTAGTCAGAGCCGCAAGGTCACGCGCGGCAGTGTTCGGATCTTCCACAGACACGGCAATCCGGTCGCGTGTCGCAACCAGCAACTCACGAGTCGTACCACTCGAAGCTGCCTGAGTGACCGTCTTCACATGAGCTGGAAGCGGTGCCTTCTCGTCCTTACCCACAGCACGCAGAGCAGCCACAACAGCCTCCGAAACCATGAAAAAGGGGTACAAGTTGGTACAAAACTGAAAAGGCACACATTCGAACATTGTTTCGAACACCGTGGAAAAAAGCTCGGGGAGAGATTACGCCTACACCCGGAGGGGCTTTAGGCGTGCGGTTGGGGTGCCCTCCCCCTCCCGTTCGAACACGTGTTCGAATGTTCGAAGGTCGATCGGGTTGCTTTGATCGGGTGTGGGTTGGTACAAAGTTTGGTCATCCGAGTGAGCCGGATCGTCGCACGATTGGTGCGATGAGTCGGGCTCGTTTTTTGCTGTTGCAGTCTCGTATGTCGATGCGCTGCCTTCTTGTTGGGCAGCGCATCTTGACCTCCTTTGGCTAAGGGGATCACGTGGTCGACTACGAATGATTTGGGTTCGGTGTGTGGGAGTGTGTAGTTGATGGGTTGCCCGCAGATGTGGCATGCGGCTTTGGTTGCTCGGATGCGGGCTCTGTCGCGGTCGCGTTGTGATGTGTTGCGTCCGGTGCTCATAGTTCACACCTTGTCTGCGTCGACTTGTCCTGCAATAACGCGTGCAACGTCTGCAGCTATCTGCCTATTGATGCTGTTGTTGGCGATGGTGTGCGCCTCAGCAGTGGTCATCGTGGGGTCTTGATTCTCTTGTTCTTGACTATTGCTTCGTCGCCGTTGGTCTTCGGTTTGCCTTGTGCATCGAACTGGACAAACAAGACCTTGATATGGCGTTTGTTGATCCGTCGTACACCGTCTGCAAGGGCTTTGTGGGTGATGCTTTGTGGGAGTTTGTTTTGGAGTTCGATGTATTCGGGTGTGCCGGGAATGACGTCGTAGCTCATTGCATCATCCGTATGAGCGCATGTCGTTCGTCGTCAGACAACCGGTCTACAAGGAGTTCGAAGCTGCCGGGTGCAATGTGTGAGCTCCTAAGTACACGGTTGGTGTCGTCGGATAGTGCGGGTAGGCGTGCTTCGATGGTGTCTGCTGCGGTTGCGATGGCGGGTTCTGGTGTGCGCGTGTCGGGTGACCACTCGATGATGTGCTCACTCATTTCCGTCTCCCTGCAGGTTGTCTGTCGCAGTGTCCGAGGCACCGGTTGCAGCAGGGTTTAGTAAATCCTGGGTTTCTGGTGTCTCGGCGCATGTTTATCCTTGGTGCGGCATAAAGTCGGATAAAGGTGCATATTGGCGTCTGATTACCGAAAGGTAATAGTCCTATGGGTTATTACCGGTCGGTAATGAGGTGTTCTGCCGTATCTCGCCGCGCTGTGTTGATGATTTCAAACCGGGGTCCGATAGTTGATCGCGGGTATGGCAGAAGTGTGTGGGTTATATCTCGCAGATATAAGCGTCAGAGGATGCGCAGGTCGGACCAGGCACCGTGAGCGGTGACGAATGACAACATGCCGGCCTTGCTGCGTTCGCCGGTCTTGTTCGTGTACCAGCTCGAGCCGTTATCGCTTGCCGGTGACACCATGAGCCAGCGGGCATCACCGGACTGCTGCACTCTGAGGCTGTGGAAGTGGCCGAATAGTGCGATGTCGGCGGTTGCGAGTGGCATTCGGCCGTGTGACTGGCCCTGCCACCATTTGCCGAGTCCGTCAGCGCCTTGGGCTTGGTGTCCGTGCGCAAAACCGAGGACGGTGCCCGATGTCTCGAGCGCCAACGATTCGAGCGATTCATCCGGGATGACCACGGACACGTTCTGTAGCTTGTCGGACTCAGCACACACGTCACGCAACTGTTCCGCAATCTCTATCCCGTAATCATCTAGGACATGGTTTTCGGGTGACTTGGGGCCGATGCGTACGGAGCCGTGGTTGGAGGGGACTGCAACGTAGACGAGGCTGTCGGTCAATGGTGCCAACATTTTGATGCCCTCGAGCATGAGACGTCGCGCCAACCGGATCTGTTCGGTGATAGCCAAATCGTTGGTGGCTCGTTGTGAGCTGGTGGAGTTGATGTTCTCCACAATGTCGCCAAGGTCAGCGAGCACAATTTCGGCGTACCGGGTGTGGGTTGCTAGTTCGGCTGCTTTGGCGAATGAGGCGAGGACACGGTTGGTGAGGTCGGCTGATCGTAGCCCGAAATCGGTTTTTCCGGCCTGCAGGTCTGCGGCACAGACCACGAGGGTCTGCGGCACAATCCATGTTGGGATCGGCATCTCTGCCGGAGTCCACGATTCGATCGCGGCGTACAGGTCATCGGTGTTCGGAACCTGCACACCGGCGTCACGTTTGTGCTTTGGTGTGGCGGACATGCGGTTGGAGAACATCTCAACGCCGTACGCGATCGCGCGGATGCTGAGGGTGTAGTCGTCGGGGTTGTCGCCGGTTG